AAAAAATATTAATATATTAAAATAATAAAAAGAAAATAAACAAAAAAAAAAGTGAAAAAAAGAGAGAAAAAGAGAGTGAATAAAAGAGTGACAAAAAAAAGAAAAATGAAAGGTGGAGGAGATGTTTTAATAAAAGCAAAAGAAAATGCAAAAAAAAAAAGAGATGAAAGAATGAAAAATAGGGCTGCTGAATTAAAAAAATCTCCTAAGGAAAAAAAGGAAGTAAAAGAAAAAGCAAAAAAAGAAGAAAAGCCAAAAGAAGAGGAAAAACCAAAAGAAGAGGAAAATCCAAAAGAAGAGGAAAAGCCAAAAGAGGAAAAACCAAAAGAAGAGGAAAAGCCAAAAGAGGAAAAACCAAAAGAAGAAAATGTAGGAAAAAAGGAAAAAAAAAATAAAAAAAATGCAAAGTTGAAAATGCCAAAAATAATTAAAAATAATATAAAAAAATTAGAAAATATGAGTTTAGAAAATATTTTATTAGGATTTGCAATAATTGGTCCATTATTTATATTTTATGATGTGACGAAGGGTTTATGAAATATAATCGATCATATCCTTATCTTTTAAGTTATTATTTACAATTTTTTTTGAAATTAAATATGCGAATATTTCGTTTGGATGTTCATTTTTAAATCCATATTTTTCAATTAGTTCATCATTTTCTTTTGAATGATAATCAACAACATCATTTATTTTAACAGGGTCGTGATCATATTTTAAATAAAATTCGGTTCCTTTAAAATCATAATTAAATTTATCTACGTCTGGGTTTGCTCTTCTTAAATGTGTATTAATATTATTTTTATTAAAGTTTTTTTTTTTATAAAATATTTGTGTTTTTCTGGGGTATTTTCGTTGATAAACGTGTATTTTTTCGTGTATTAAGGTTTCAATTTTATTTTTCATTCTATTTTTAAAGAAGTATTTAGAGAGAAAAATAACATCGCTATGTGTATGAGGGAATCCTTCTTCAATATTTGGATTTATTTTACAAAACAACCAAGGTATATTATTGAGACTTGGATATTTTTTTAAAAAATTATTTGTTTTATTAACTAATTTTCCAAGGTGTTTTTTTTCTGCTGAGGAAAAATTAGTTAAATTTTTTTTATAGATTTGTTTACAATGTTCTTCATTATCACAATTCCTTATTTTAAAATCATTTTCATTAAATGTTTTAAAATAATTACTTTTATCAATAATATAATAGCCCTCTTTGGGTGTAATATATTTAATACTTGAATTTATAAAAAAGTGGATATATAAATAACAAAACAATAAGAAAAATATTAATACAAAAGTATATTTCATTTTTATATATATGAAAGATAAATTATTGGAGATTTTAAATAAATGTGATTTGAGTTTAAATAATTTAGATGATTTAGAAAATAAAATTATACAAAGGGATAATTTAATAAAAGCTGAATTATATGAAAGGTTGAAAGATGATATTTTAAATATGAAAACGGAAATTAGTTCATCTTTTTTTACATGTGTACAAAAAAATGCAGGAAAAAAACAGAAATGGCCACTTGTCAATTTTATTAGACAAATTTTAAAATTATTAAATTATAAAATGATACCAATTAGAAAATGCAATGGTTATACAAAAGATGGAAAAAAAAAATATATAAGATATTATAAAATAATAAAAGTAGAAGAAAAAGTATAAAAAAAGAAGAAAAAGTATAAAAAAAAAAATTTAAAAAATGGTTGTTAAATAATAATAAAATGCCTAAAAAAACAGATGATATTAAAACTGTTATAAATAACTGGAATGATAGATTAAGTTGGGATGATTTTTTTATGTCTCATGCACTATTAAGTAGTTCAAGAAGTTCTTGTCATAGACTTCATGTGGGTTGTGTTTTAGTAAAAGACAAACATATAATAGCAACTGGTTATAATGGATTTTTATCAGGTGCTCCACATAATAGTATAGTAGTGAATAACCATGAACAAGCGACAGTTCATGCAGAACAGAATGCTATTTCAGATTGTGCTAAAAGGGGGGTTTCGTGTAATGGATCAGACGCTTATATTACACATTTTCCTTGTATAAATTGTACTAAAATTCTAATAGCCTCTGGGATTAAAAATATTTATTATAATATGGATTATAAAAATAACTCAATATGTATTAAATTGTTAAAGGATTCCAATATTAATATAAATAAAAAATAATAAATAAAATATTAAAATGTAAATTATTTTATTTATTTTTAAGATGTTTTGTTATGTCAAAAAAGTTATATATATTAAAAATTATTTGAATATATGGGTATAAAAAAAAATGTATTTGTTGTAATTTATTATAAAAAATGTTCATTTTATAAAAAATATGATTTTTTATTTAAATTTTTATTTTTTTTTTATATTATAATTTTTTTTAATTAAATATTCCTTTATCATTATATCTTGTGGTATATAAATAAATGATTGATTATAATTTTTATCCCTTACATAACCACATGCATTTATATAATTTAATATTTCTGCTTGATGATTAAATTTTAAATGTTTTGTTTCAATAAAATTTTGATTTAGCGGGTTATAAATTTTTTTATTTTTAAAATAATATTTTGAAATATTTTCATTAAAATCAAAATTAATAAAATGATATACTTTTTTTTTTGAAGCATTTTCTAATAATTTCTCTTTTATTATTTCTTTTCTTGATTTTGAAAATAATAAAATATCTCGTATTAATTCATTTGGTAATTTATTTTTTTTATTTTTATTTTTAAAATTCATATTTTTTATTAAAAAAAACAAAATTATAATTTACAAATTCAATTTTTTTTTACAAATTCAAATTTGTTTTATTTTTTTTTAAATTATAAATATTTAAAAGTGTAAATTTCATAAAATAATAACTAACAGTTAAAATTACCATCTGTAGCATTATATATAATCTTAATAAATTAAGATTTTGACCTTAAATATCTAGATTTTTTAATTACAACATTATGTTTTTTTAAAAATTTACTATTAATGAGTTTAAAATTATATTTTTTTTGATTAAAATTATTATAACGGTTGTGTTTTTTAAAATTTTGTTTATTTTTAATATTTTCGGGTAAAATAATATTATCAAAGTTATTGTTTTTTATATTTAATAAAATAATAATTTTGATAATATTATCTAAAGAAGTGTCATGGTTTTTTGTCATTATTTTTAAAATTATTTTTATTTTGGAGTGTTTAATTAAAAAAAAGAAAAATTCAAAAAAATCAATTTAAAATATTATAATCATCTTTTTTTTGGAATACATTTTTCCAAATAATTATAATTTCCCCCTGAAGTATAAAAGGTATACCCTTTTAATAGTAAGAATTTTGCAATGTTTTCACAATTAGTTTTATTGTATACACTTATAAGAGCATTTTTCATTACAATAATATAAACTAAATATTTATTTATATTATTTTCAGTAAGGTATATTTTTGTAAAAAATACAAATAAAAAGAATTAAAATAAGTTAATAATTTCATTTTTTGTAAAAATACATTCAATATTATAACACATATCTCGTAACATTTTTACACCATCTTCTTTTCTATCAATAATTGTTATTATTTTTCCAATTTTAAGATTATTTTGTTCAATATTTTTAATAGTTTTGAGAAAAATAAATATAAAAATTATTATTATTAATATTTAAATGGTTTGTGATAAATGTTTTATATGTGATTTTTTATTAAAACATCCGAGAAGTGTATGTATGTCATATAAAGAACATATGTATTTTTCATTAAATTTGAGTAAATTATTTTTGGTAGGTAGTTTAAAAGCATTGGTGCATAGTTTTTTACCATCTTTTTATATAACAAGTAGTTCAGATTTACAAGAAGGTGTGAAATATTTATTAGATAATTCGGGTTGCAATGATCCAAAAAAAAAGGATATAATTTCAGAAGTTGAAAAAAAAGAAATTTAATATAAAAATCAACGAATAAAACAGCCGGTGGATTTTTCAACGATTGTAATAGAATTGGTATCTTCTACTCCTCTGTTAGTAATACACGTATGGTTCATTTCGGAAATTATATTGACTCCTTTTGGTTGAAGATAATTTTGTATAAAATTACAGATATCGTTTGTTAATCCTTCTTGTGTTTGTAATTTTTTACTAAAATAATTAACAATAACATTAAACTTACTTAATCCTAAAATGTATTTGTCGGGTATATATTTAATTTGGATTTTTCCAAAAAATGGCATTATATGGTGTTTACACAAAGATTTGCAATGAATATTTTTAATTGTTATAATATTGTTACTAGAATCATTTTTAAATTTAATAAGTATATTTGTATTAATTTCATTACGATTACTTTGAGTCATTTGTAAAATAGCATTTAAAAATCTTTTGGGGGTATCTTTTAACTCTGAATTGTTAATATCACAACCGATATTTAATAATAATTTTTCACCTATTTCATTAGATAAAGACATATATTATTATATATTTTATTGTTTAAATTTATAAAAGAAATAATATTTAATAAATAAAATTTAATAAATAATATTTAATAAATGATATTAAAAAAAATAAATAATATTTATTAAATTTATAAGAATGTTAAACGCTAAAAGTTTTGGTTTACTTATTAAAAAGAAAAGTGGGTTATTAAAATGTATATTTAGTACTTTAATTATCCAGATGTTAGTAACGAGTGTAGTTGTATTTATGTTATATAAAACAAAGAAGTTGCATATTATGTTTAATTTATTTACATTTTTAATAATTTTATTTTTAAACATATCGTTAATATTTTTAATGATTTCACAAAATATAACATTTAACAAACGTGTTTTTTATTTTACAATTTTTAGTATATTGAATGGTTTAATTGTAAGTAGTTTAACAAGATATTTTAGAGTGAGAGAAATAATGTCAGCGTTATTATCTGTTTTAATAGTATTTATTTTATTTTTTATTTTTGGTGCAATAACTGTTAAATTGAATATAGATTTATCATTTTTAGGTTTATTATTGTTTGTGGCTTTGATAGTATTAATAGTTAGATATATAATTATGTTTATATATCCAGTAAATAGGAAAACATATTTATTTTGGAATACCATTGGTATAGTAATATTTAGTTTATTTATTATGTATGACACAAATAAAATATTAGTAAGATATGAAGACACGGAAATAGATTGTGTAAGGGGGGCATTAGATTATTATTTAGATATAATAAATTTGTTCATAAGATTTTTAGGAAGAAAAAGATAAATTAATATAAATGTCCAATAATATCAAGATTTGGAATGTTGGATTCAGAAATTAGGACCATTCCATACCCACAGTTAAATATATTTAACATTTCATTGTAAGATAAATTACTTTTTTTTTTGTAAAAATGGTGGCTTTTGCCGTGGCTATATTTAAATCGTTCATTATTTTTTTAGAAAATTCTTTAGATTTTTCTATTTTGTGGCTTTTTCAGATGGACCGAAACAGGAAATATTATTATTTTCTAATAAATCAACAATACCATTACATAAATAATATTCGGTATTTTGTATAACGATATCAAATTTATTTTTAATACAATAATTTAAAATTTCGTTAAAATTGCAACTATCAAAAAAAATACAATTATTTGGATATAATTTTTCGGCTATTATTTTCTCTCTGGTCCCCGTTACCTAATATAAGAATATTTTTCATTTTTATTAATATGGTATGATTTATTTATATATTTTACAATATAAAATATAAAAATAAAAATATATATAAAATTAATAATGTTATATAATAAATTAACAAAATTAATAAAAAAAAAGGAAATTAATGGTTTTGTTTTAAATAATAAATTAATGGCATGTATTCCAATAAATATGTTATTGAATGAAAATATAGAAAAGCCACAAATACAGAGAATTTTAGACAGTGATAAAATGAAGGATATAGTAAAATTTCAAGATACTTATTATAAGAATGGAAAGGGTTTTTTTAATTTTATGGGTTCAATAAATATACATTCGTGTAAAGAAACTGGTATTAATTATTTAGTAGATGGGCAACATAGATATGAATCATTAAAAATGTTATATAATAAATATAATTATAAGAAAGAAAGTATAATAATAGAAGTAGTGGAAGTAAATAATGAAAAAGAATTAATAGAAAATTATGATATGATAAATAAGAACACTGAATTACCAGAATTTCCAGATAATATTAATAAAAATATTCCAGAAAATGTGGCTTTATATTTTTTTAATAAATATCCAGAAATTTTTGTAACAACAAAGAGAACAAAAAGGCCACATATTAATAAAAATTTATTTCAAGAAGCATTGGGTGTATTGAATAGTGAATTAAATACAAGATTATCTTTAACGTTAAATGAATTAGATTTAACAAATATTATTGAAGAAAAGAATGAAAATATGAGTGTATGGCCTATAGATAGTTATCAAAATAAAATAAGAAAAATGAAAAGTTGGGGAACATATAAAATATTATGTGATAATTATGGTTTTTATTTAGGTATGTATACTTCTTGTGATAGGAATGATTATATTTTTAAATGGGTAAAGGATATAATTTATGAAAAAACGGGTTTTGAAATGAAAAAAACGAAAATTAATACAAGAAGGCGTAAAATACCACAAGTAAAAAGGCGACAAGTTTGGGAAACATATATGGGAAATGTAGCAAAAGGTGATTGTTATTGTTGTAATATAACAGAAATAAATTTAGGTGGTAATTTTGAATGTGGTCATGTACAATCGATATTTGAAGGTGGGAGCGATGAATTAATAAATTTACGACCAATATGTTCATCGTGTAATAAAAGTATGGGAACGGAAAATTTATATAAATATATGAAAATAAATTATTATGATAATTATATAAAAATAAAAGAAAAATTAAATTTGGAATAATAGAATAAAAATAAAATTAGGATAATTTTTTATAAATAGTTTTGTTTCATTTTGTTTGCCCATTCGGTAAAACCGCTAGATGTTCTTTCTCCGTTAAAAACGTGTTCTTGGCTTTGGGATTTTTCTGGTTTTTCGCCATTAATTGTAAATAATACAGTGGGAAATCCGGAAACTTTATGTTTATCACATAATTCTCTTGCATCGTTTTGTTCTTTATTATTAACAAGTATTTCACTATCATCCCAAGAATTTTCAAAATCATCCCATTCGGGTTTCATTTTTTCACAATGTCCGCAACCATTCATATGTATAAATGTTATTTCTGCTTTATGATTTTGAAATAATTCAATAGATTTTTTTTTAAAAAATAATAATATTACGGCCAATGATATGAATAGTTGAATAAAAATAGGTAATTTATTAAAATTTTTAATAATATTTTTAATTGTCTTAAATAATTGGTCTATTAATGTTTTTTTTTTATATTTTCTTGCCATAATTATATATTAAAAAAAGAAAAAAATATTATTTTTAAATATTTTTTTTTTTAGTGTTTTTTTAGTGTTTTTTTATTTGGTTTAATATATATATTTTTTTTTGTTTTTTTAAAATCTTTAAAATAAAATATTTCATTTATATTTATTTTGCTTAAAAATTTAGGAATATTAAAATTAAAAAATGAATTTACAATTGGTGATATTATATTCATAATTTTTAATGGAATTTCGTTTATTGTTCCTTGAAAAATAATTTTACCATATTTTTTAATAAAAAATGTATTTTCATCTAAAAATTTAATGTGAAGTTTAAATCCATAATTATCATCAAGTACGCATAAAAATGGTTTATTTTTAATGTTAATATAGAATGTAGTAATAGATTTATCAGGATTAATGATTTCTCTTAAATAATAATTCCACGAATCATCCGGTTTATTTGTATAGAATGTTTTTATATATTTTGTATTTTTAGGTAATGTTTGATATTTATTAAAAAATGTTTTTATTTTTAATGAATCAACATAACAGCTAAGATTTTCTTCTATTCTATTGTATATATTCATCATTTTGCATTGAACAATATTATTTTTATTTTTATTTTTTAAATTAAAAAAAATAGGTTTAGTAAAATAAAATGCAAAATCAAGTATATATCCTAAATATTTATTTTTTGGAACATATAAAGCTACATGGCATATATGTAAATATTTTTCATTACTAAAAATTTTAGGAATAGAAGCGGGTATAATGTAACTATTAATATTATATTTATTTTTTAAATATTGTTTTCCCGCAATTGTAAGTGCTATACAATTACCACTTTTATTTTTTTTAAGTGAATTTTTTGAATTTTTTTTATTTTTAATATAAGGAAAGGTGGAAAAGGGGTGATTTTTTGCTACATATTTTAATACATTTATCATTTTTTTTTCAGTAATATTTTTATTATTTTTATTTTTGATTAATCTAGTTTTTAATTTAAAATACATTATATATATAATTATAAATTTATAATTATTTAAATAATATATATAAAAAATAGTATATATAAAAATTTTTTTTTAAAATATATAAGAACAATTAATTAAATAATTATAAATTTATTATTATCATCTTTTATATATTTATTAATGATTTTTGGATTTTCAATATTATCGTGAATATCATGTGGGTCATATACATTACCAAAATCATCAACATGACATATAATACCGTTAATATCTTCAGTAAAAACCGCAATTTTTTTAAATGCTGGTTTTTCAATATTATTAATAACACCGTGAGGTCTTCCTTTTATATGTGTTCCACAAAAATCAAAATTATCTTTTTTTCTTCTAGTACATTGGGTATTTGTTGATTTAATTGCAATACATCTATTACAAAAAGGTATGATATTTTTGGTTCTTTTTCTTTTTTTAAAATCATCATCTTTGAATATAAGCGTGGGGTAATCATAAATGTACTGAATTAATTCATCTTTTGAAGAAGATTTATGATTTTTAATATCATTTTTGAATTTTTCGAAAAATAGATTTGTTTTTTTTTGAATATTTTTTTTCATTTTTATATTTAAAAAAAAATGGAATATTTTTAAGTTCAATTTATTTATTAATTAATAAAATAATTAGGTAAAATGAAATAAAATACTAGGAGTGTATTTATCCATAATATATATGGTAAAATATTAACATATTTAAAACGAATAAATTTGTATTCAATGAAATATGGTAAAATATTTACTAAAATTACAAATAAAATTATCCAAAAATAATTCATGCTTTATAATAAATATATTTTATTTTATTTTTTGAATTATTTTTTAATTTCTTTTTTAATATTTTCGCGAATTGTTTCTTCTCTATTATTTTGAATATAATTTTCAACTTCGGTAGCCTTTTCAATATTATTTTTAAAATATTGTGATAAAATATTTTTAAGATATTTTTTAGTTATAGATTTTTTAACAATTTTTTTAGTATATATTATTTTATAATTATTTGTATCAATTTCTTCAAAACCTCCATTTTTCATAGAAATCATTAATTCTTTTTCTAAATTTTTTTTTTCTTTTTTGATAAGTCTAATTTGTTTTTGAAGATTTTTAATTTTTTCATCGGAAATTATCCATTCTTTAATATTATTAATTAATAAATCATTTTGCATTATTATTATTATTAATATTTTATTATATTTAAATATTTTGATTTTTATTATATATTTTAAAATGTCTTTTGCAATAATTTTTAGAATTGATAGAAAAATTACTTTTTGCATTACAAATTTGTCCTTTATTTTTTCCAGATTTTAAAACGCATTGGCATTTTTTATATGAATGTTTTTTACAAAATTTAGATACACACTTAATACCACATTTTTCATTTTTTTTCTTACCTTTTTTATAAACAAAAGAACAAAAATTATTTTTTTGCCATTTATTGGGAGGCCAATTAATTCCATTAATTTTATCAAAATCATTATCCCATTTGATTAAGGTATTTTGAACATTACGGCAATATGGGCATTTAATTTGATATTTATTTAATTTTGTAGTTTCTAAATGATTTTTTTTTTTTTGGTATAGTATTTCATAAAAAATGGATTCATAATTAAATTTATGATTACACTCTAATTTAACAAAATTTGTTTCTAATTTTTCTTGTGAAATTAAACAAAAATCGTTTATTTCTGTATTCATTATTATTTAAAATATATTATATAATCTTTATATAATTATAATATGACAAAAATATGGGGTCCACATATATGGAATTTTATACATTGTTTTTGTGAAAAAATATCAAATAATTTTTTTATAAAAAATAGAAATAGTATATTTGTTTTTTTAGAAAGCATTGTATTTAATTTACCTTGTCCAATTTGTAGTGTAGATTCAAGAAGAATGTTTAAAAAAATTAATTATAATAATATAAAAAAAAAAAAAGATTTGAAAGAATTATATTTTTATTATCACAATTATGTAAATAAAAAATTAAAAAAAAAAAGAGTAGATATTTCTATATTAAATATATATATAAAATATAATTTGAATAAATGTTTTGTTAATTTTTATAAAGTTTTTTTGCAAACATATAAAAAAAGGTTAAATATATATTCTTATACATTAAGTTTGGAAAGAAATATAGCGAAAAAAAATGTTATTAAATGGTGGAATAAAAATAAAAATAAAATTTAGGAAGTTTCTAAAAGTATTTGTTGTATTTTTGTTAAATCATTGGGATTTTTAAGATTATTGTATAGGATTTTGATAGGTAACGAGGATGAACTGCCTTCACTATTAGTTCGAATAGTCTCATATATTTTATTAATAATTTGTGGTTGTTCATTAGTTTCGGTCTGTTTTTTAAACCAGTTATTAAATAATAGATAATTGGTGAATATTATATTATATAGTTCTGTTTCATCTGAATTTATCTTTTGAATTTTATTATTTTCATTAATAGTGTAATATGTGTTAAGAAAAGCAAGACCATCTTCAGAATTATTTTCACTAATATTAACATTTTGATTTAAAGGTTTATTTAAACTTTGAATTCCATATAGTTTTTGAATGATTTCAGAATTTTTATTTGAAGATTGTGTTATAACATATTCATTTAATAATGAAGAAAAGTTATTATTACTATTATCTTTTAAATATTCAAAGAAATTATTATCATTTGTCGTATTTGTATTAGTTGATTCAAAATCATTTTTAGAACTATTTAATATACTTTTGTATAATTTAAATACAAGTTGAAAATTATCAACTTTATCTAATTTATTTGCAGCTTCAATGGCGTTAATTGCTTCTTGACTTGCCATAGCTTTAATATCATTGAGATTATTATCTTTTTTATTGTCAACTTTAATTTTTTTGCATCTAAACTGTTTATTTTTCATACTACATTTTTCGGCTCCTTTTTTATTGGAATTAAAATATGTTAAATTATTTGCTTTTAATGTTTTTTCAATAATTGATACAAATATAAACCATAATAAACCTAATAGTCCACCGACAATTAATCCAATTAAAATGTCTCTAAATTCAACACAATAAAATACTTGTGTCCTAAAATATGATGAAACTAAAAAGAAAAATAATAAAATGGCTAATATAAATATATTTACATTATAATTTTTAATCATAGATGATATAATATACATAAGCGTGAATGAATAAAATAGTCCATACATATCAGGAGAACTATAAAAAGTTCCCCACCCAGAATAGTCCGGTTTGCTAATTAAGTTACAACTAGGGTGAAATTTATTAGATTTAATATCGGATGTAATAAAATCTTTTTCATTTGTTCCATCTTTAATTCCAGGTATTCTAAAAGGGAAACTGGAAGAAATTAATTTACCAATAGATAAAGAAACCATTATTCCAAAAACATACAATATACCTCTCAAGGAAGTATTATATGCGGAATCAATTACGGCAATAAATGAAAAAAGGATAGGAGAGAATTGTGTTAAAAATCTAAAATAAGCGATAGGATCCATAAATAATTCAAATGGTGCGGGCATTATTTATATATATATATTATTAAATAAAAACTAATTTTAAAATTTCATTTATATTTGAAACAGAGGTAAATTTTATATTTTTATATATTTCATCATTATTAAATTTATTTATAAACTTATTAAAATCATTGTTATTTTCTTTTGGAAAAAGGAAATGTTTAACGCCTGCTCTAACTCCTCCAATAATTTTCAATTCAAGTCCACCAATTGCGGTAATTTCGCCCTGTATATTTATTTCTCCCGTGATTGCTATATTATTTTTAATTTTTTTATTATGTAATAAACTATAAATTACAGTAGTAATTGCGGCACCAGCAGATGGTCCATCTTTAGGTGTAGAAGCATCGGAACAATGAATATGTATTCCTTGTAATTTTTCTTTAAATTTATTTTGAAATTTATCCTTTTTTAAATTGGTTTTTTTAAGAGCAAGTGTTTTAGCTACTTCCATTGATTCTTTCATAACATCGCCTTGCATTCCAGTTAATTTAAAATCAAGAAAAGTGGATGAATAAAAAAAGGATGCTTGAATGGATATGATTCCGCCATTTCCCATAGAATTTGCCCAAAGTCCGCTAATTATCCCAACAGAATTTGTTTTATGTATTTTTGTAAAAATGTTATTTTGTTTATTTTTTAAATATTTGTTAACAATATCATTTTTCTTAACAACAATTGGGTATTCTTTATCGTATAATTTGTCAGAATTTAAAATTTCTAAATTTATGTCTCTAATTATGTCTAATAATAATTGTTTTAATTTTCTAACACCTGGTTCATTTGTAAAAGTAGTTATTATATAAGAGATTATTTCATCGCTGATATTAATAGAGTCATATAAACCAATATTATTTAATATTTTGGGTATAATATATTTATTTGATATTACAATTTTTTCTTTTAATGTTAAAGGTTTAAATTTAATTCTGTGTATTCTATCTAATAAAATTTTATCAATTTTATTTGGGTCATTGTATGAAAAAATAAACAATGCTTTACTTAAATCAAGGTCAATACCTGAAAAATATTTATCTTGAAATTTATAATTTTGTGTAGAATCAGTTAAATGAGTTAAAATTCCTATAATATCTTTACCATTTTCAGAATTAGAAACTTTGTCAAGTTCATCAATAAAAATAATAGGATTCATACATTTACTTTCAATTAATATGTCAACAATTTTACCCCAAGTAGAGCCAACGTATGTATAATTGTGTCCTTGTATTGTACTACCATTGGATGTACCACCGATTGCTATAAATGAAAAGGGTCTTTTATTTCCATTTTCATCTTTTAAACAATTGCATATTCCATCAATAGCCAATGATGTTTTGCCTACACCAGGTGGTCCTTCAAAACCAAATGAATACCCGTTTTGTTCACCATTTATCCATTCTCCAATAATTTTTTTAATTTGTTTTTTAGCATTATTGTGTCCATATATTGAATTATCAAGTGTTGTATCTATAGAATTTAAATAATTTTTAATTTCTTTTATTTTTTTATTGATAGATTTAATGTTAATTTTAATTTTATAGTTAAAATCATTATTAAAATTATAAATTTCATTAAAAATTAATAAATTATTTTTTAATGGTTTAATACCGTTAATAATATTTTTTTTTAATTTATTTATATTTATATTAGAAGTTATAATTTTTTTATGATTATGTAATTTTAAAATAATATTTATATTTTTAATAATTGAAATAATTTCTTTTTTATTTTTGTTAAATATAAAATTAATAAAATTATCAAATAGAATATTATTAATATTATTTAATATTTTTTTGTTTATTATATTTATATATTTTTTAATTTCTAAAATATTATATTTATTTTTTTCTACAATTTGAATATTTAAATTATTATTTTTAATTATATTTATAATAGTTTTGAAATGAGTGTTTATATCTGTAATATTTTCTAAAATTTTTTCTTTTTTAAATATTTTAAAGGGTATTTGTAAAAGACCGTTTAAATATTTTTTTGGTTTACACGCTGAATCTTCGGACTTGCTTTTAATTTCATTTAATTTATCCATAGCTTTTTTTTTAACAAAATCGGAAGTTTTTAGTAAGCATATTCGCTGTTCTTCAGGTATATTAGATTGGTTAAACATACTTATTTTTTTAGTATATTCAAGTGTATTTTTCATTGCTTTATAAAAAAGTTTTTTTAAATTCCAAGGTAACGTATTAAACATTTGTATTTGTTCATTATTATCATTTTTTTCTTTTTCATTTGAAAGTAAATCATACAACAAATATGCTAAATATTGCATTTCATTATTATTAGTTTCAATTAATAAAGAAATTAAAGTGTTTCGTTTGTTATATAAATTATTGTTTACAAATGTTATAACATTTGTTTCAATTGTATTTTTTTTAATTTCATCGTTTAAATATTTATATTTTTTAAATATTTTTTCTAATTCAAGTTTGGAATAAATTAATAAATCTTTAAGGGTAAGTATATTTAAAAAATTAGAATATATAATAGATTTTTTTTTTTTTTTTAAATTTTTATGTTTTTTATTAACAAACTCATTTTTAAAACAAGAAATTAAAACATCATCCATAATACCTTCAATAATAATACATTTATTTTGTTTTTTATTAAACATAAATAGTTTTATACCATAAATTTGTATAAAATAATTTTTAGAAGATCTGCTTAAATTAAAACATTCAAAATTTTTAGATTTTATGGTAATTTTATCATTATCATTAATTGTTAATTTTGATAATTTTTCTTTATTTTTATTTTTTTTATTATAATTAAAAAATTTAAAATTTATAGGATGAAAATATTTAGATAAAATATTAAATTTATTTAGAAATTTTGTATCAAAATCAAAGTTATTTAAATATAAAATATCTGAAATGTTTTGTGTTCCACATAATTCTAGTATTGAGGAAAGTTCTTCTTTTATAATTGAAATATCTTTATTTAAAATATCTAAAAAAATATTTTCTAATTTTTGAATAGATTTATTATATAATGTTGTAGTAATTATATTATTATTTAGATAATTTTTAATATATATTATTGTTGAATTTATTATTTTTTCTAAAGTTTTTATTTCATTTTCCATCAATTATATATTTTCTATATTTTAATATTAAAATATAAAGGCATTTATTTAATTAAATTAATATATGGAGGAAATTAAAAATAGAAATGATTTATCAAATTTTATAAAAAACAATAGTTCAAGTCATATAATTATAAAAATAGGAGCGGAATGGTGTGGTCCTTGTAAAACAATAAAACCATATGTTGAAAAAAGTTTATATGAATTAAAAAAAAAAGTAAAAGATAAAAAAATAGATACAAAAATTATATTTCTAGAATTAAATGCAGATAATGATAGTGATTGTTGTTCATTTTTACGTGTGAAAGGTATACCGCATATAATATATATAAAAAATGGTGAAATAAATCAGAATCTTGTAGGATGTAATATTGAGAAATTACAAAAATTATTTAATTATATTTATAAACAAATAGTTAATAAAGATTGAAATATAAAATTAAAATACAAAAATAAAAAAAAAATCTTTATTAAATGGAAAATTTGGATTTAGATATTAATAATTATACTTTAGATGATTTATTAAATTTATTTAAATTAGATTATAATTTTACTTCGGAACATTTAAAAAAGGCAAAAATGGTTAGTTTTATGACACATCCTGATAAAAGTAATTTAGATATGAAATATTTTATATTTTTTTCACAGACGTATGATATGTTAGAAAAGGTTTTTTATTTTAGAAATAAAAGAAAATCAAGTGTAAGGAAAACATATGTAATGAATGAGAGTGAAAAACATATATTAGATAGTTTAAAAAATAAAAATATGTTAGGTTTCAATAAGTGGTTTAACAAATTATTTGAAAAGGTGAAAGTGAATGATAATCAAAATGATGGTTATAATAATTGGTATAAATCAAAATCGAATATTAAAAACGAGGAATGTACAAATTTATCGGATTTTGATAATATATTTGAAAAAAAGAGAGAAATAGCAAGGAATTCAATAATTGATAATAAAGAATTGTATAATGTTAACTATGGTTCTCGTGGGTTTAATCTAGGTAGAAATATTCAAGATGATTATAGTTCAGAAGTTTTTAGTAAATTAAAATATGAAGATTTGAAAAAGGCCCATACAGAAACTGTAATTCCAGTAACAATAATGGATATGCCTATAATAGACAATACGGTTAATTACAGTCATAAAAAAAAAATAGAACCGATGACGGCTTTAGAAATTCAGAAATATAATGAAAGAAATAAATATAAAAATTCAAAATTGGATATGGAAAGAGCATATTCACTGGTTAAAGATGATATAGAAATGGAAGATTCAAAAAAAAAATGGTGGGCACATTTAAAAAAAATAAAAAAACATAATATATAATATGAATTACTTAATAAGAATTTTTTTTCAAAAAATACATATAATATAGATTATAATAAATATTTTAACGGTTTTAAAAGTAAAAATATATACTTAATATTAAGATTAATAATTTTTGTATTGATTTTAATAATGTTTTCAGCAGTATGGGGATATTTGAATTAATTTTTTATTATAAAATATTATATATATATAATATGGTAAGATATATTTTATTTATTATATTTATGTTATTTTTAGCGGTTATATATAAAAAGTATGATTTAAAAAATAAATTAAATGATAAAGCAAGCGAGTATGATTTAATACAAAAATATTTCTTTAATAAAAATGATGATTTTCCTGAAATATCAAAAGATAAAAATATAATTTGGATTTACATTGAGAATGAAAAGGATTCAAAAAAAGCACATTGTCCATATATTTTATGGTGTATAGAAAGTATTATAAATAATTCTGGTAATGATTTTAAAATAATATTAATAGATACTGATTCATTTAAAAGACTTTTACCAGATTGGGATATAAATTTTGATATAATATCAAATCCAATTAAAGAAAATTTTATAAATTTAGGTATTTTGAAAATTTTATATAAATATGGTGGAATTAAATTACCAAATTCTTGTATTTTATTAAAAAATTTAAGTAAAATTTATAATTATTCATTAAGTGAAAACGATTCATTTTGTGTAGAAGAAAATAATAAAAGTTTATATAATGAGTTTGAAAATTATGTTCCGGGATTAAATATTTATGGATGTAAAAAAAATAGTGAAGTAATTAATAATTTAATAAAATATTATGAAAATATAATTTTAAAAGATAATACAAATAATTTCAAAATTACGGGTCAAATTCATAAAAAATTAGATTTTTATTGTAAAAATAAAAAAATGAATTTGGTAAATGGTAAATTTTTTGGTATTAAAGATGAAGATAATACGCCTGTAAATGTTGATAGATTAATGTCTTCAAAATATATAAATTTTACAAAAAAAATGGTTTTATTATATATTCCAAATGATGATTTAAAAAAAATAAATAAATATAATTGGATTACAAAAATTAGTCAAACAGATTTAAGACAATGTAACAATATTATTTGTAAATATTTTATTTTAGGTGGGTGTTAATAATATAATAAATTTCATATGTTGATTTTAAATATTTTAATTTATTATTATATGTAATATTATGTAATCTACATAATTGTCTTATAATTGTTAAAAAATTTTTATAAGTTTTTTTTCTTTCAATATAAAATATTTTTTTTTTATGATAAAATTTTTCAATTATTGAATAAAATTGTGAAATAATATTATGAAATTTTAATTTTTTAAAAATAACTTTATTGATTATAATATTTTCATTATTTTTGTTATTTAATTTTTTAATTTCAATAAAAAATAATAATATAATTTTTTTTGGAACAATATATTTAAAAATTTGACTATTATGACATTTTTCTAAATTTTCTGAATGAATAAACATATTATTTGAAGAATCAAAATTTGTGCTCATAAATATAATAAGTATATAAATTTTATTCAAATAAATGTATTAAATCATTTGTTAAAAAATATAATTCATTTTTTTTTTCATACAAGGTATAAAAAATAGTAATATATTTAGATAATAATTTAATAACTTTAAATTTATGTAAATCATTGATTATTTTTGTTTTTTTAATAAAAAAAAAATAATATTCATAAATATCAATAATAGAATATCCTTTGTTATATATTTTTAAAATAAGTTCAATAGATTTTTTAAAATCTTTTTTAATGTACCAAGAATTTGTATATTTTTGAAATGTTGAAAAACAAAAATTAGTACAAATATATTTAATATTTTTTATTGTAATATGAATATCTATTAATTTTATTTTTTCTGAATAATTAATTATTTGATTAATTGAACAATTTGAATTATTTAGAAGATATGTTTCTGCTTCTTTTGTTATTTGTAAATTTTCACTATTTTTAATTTTGTTAAAAATATTTTTAATATTTTTTTTATTAATTTTTGGAATTTTAAAAATAAATAATCTAGTTTGTAAACATTCAATAATATTTTGTATTTTAGTACAGCTAAATATAAAATTTATTTTATTACTAAAATTATCAATAAAATGTCTAAAAATATGTTGTTTTTTTTCATTTATTAAATCAATATCATCAATAATTATAGTTTTTTTTATTTTATTAATATTTTTACAAAATATATTAATTTCATTTCTATAAAAATTTATTCCTTTTTCTTGAAGATTATTTATATATAAAATATTTTTTTCATCGATTTTAAAATTATAGTATTCATTTAATATAATACTTAATAATGTAGTTTTTCCACTTTCGGTATCACCATAAATTAATAATGATAATCCATCATTTTCAATTAACATTTTAAAAAAATTAATATAATTTTGATTTTCGAAAAAATCATTAAATTTTTTTGGTTTATATTTTTCAATAAAAGTTTTATTGTACATTAAATAAATTCAAAAATAATTATTTAAGTTTATATTAATAATATAGAAAAATGGATGATTATTATAAAATTTTAAATGTCAATAAAAATGATTCAAAAGAAATAATAAAAAAAGCATATAGAAAACTTCAAATGAAGAATCACCCTGATAGACCAGATGGTAATCTTGAAATTTCAAAAAAAATAAATAAGGCATATGAAATATTATCCGATCCAGAAAAAAGAAAGATATATGATAATAAAATTTTACAAAAATGTCTTATAAAAATGGATAACATAGATAAATTTGTAAATAATAAAAACATTGTAGAATTATTTAATATAAAAAAAAATAATTTTTTAAAATTAAATAAACCTATTCCGATTGTTAAATCAATAGAAATAACATACGAACAAGCATATAATGGTACAAAAATTCCAATAGAAATTGAGAGATGGTATATAGAAAATAATATAAAAAATAAAGAAAAAGAAAATATATATATAGATATATTTCCAGGAATAGATAATAATGAAATGATTATATTAAAAAATAAAGGAAATATAATAG